TATCATGGAAGATGAAGGTGACTTTGATGAGTTTAGACTTGTAGTTTCGGAAGGCGTGTATAAACCTTCAGAAACAGAAACGATAGCAGCAGGTAGTGTTAATGACTATAGAACATATGGTCGTGCTATCGTATACGAACTAAGAAATCGTAAAGGCGAAATTGCTTTAAAACAAACATTTAAACTTGCTGCTTGGTGGAAAGATAGTCAGCAGTACGAAAAAATGATTTTAGATTATGACACATATAATGTGGATGGGTCACTCAATGCTCAAATTATTGTGATTATGCCAGAGTTGCAAGCAGGATATAAAGCGAGTTATCAAAACAGACTTGAAACGAGATATAATAATTATGTTCAAGCGACTGGTGAACTTATAGAAATCCTTGCATAAAACATTATAAATAGGATAAAAGGAATTAAACATGCCAGCAAAAGCATTTTCTATAGAAGATGGAAATTTAAATACATCATCCATCTCTACCACAAAGTCGGTAGTCTATACAGATTTGGATTTATTCTTTGCTCCGAAACCTTCAGGTGACGTGTATAAAAAGCAAGACGTTGCGGCAGTTAAACAATCCGTCAAAAATATTCTTATGACTAACTTTATGGAAAAACCTTTTAATCCAGAATATGGCGGAAATTTAAATAGTTTTTTATTTGAACTTGACACTACAGTTGAAGCAGACATACTGAGAGACCAAATATTTGAAACTATTTCTTTACACGAACCACGTGCTTTAATGAGAGAGGTTTTTATTTCTCTTGATCCAGAATATAATAACATAAATGTAACAGTTAATTTTCAAGTTTTAAATTCGGTAGAACCTGTTTCTTTAGAACTATCACTTACAAGGTTGAGATAAAATGGCAACTACTATTAAATCGGCAGATCTTGATTTTAATAAAATCAAAAATCGCCTCAAAGATTATTTCAAAAGCAAAGATGAATTTAATTCATACAACTTTGAAGGTGCTGGTCTAAACAACTTATTAGATGTTCTCGCTTACAACACTCATCAAAATGCTTTGACCGCAAACTTTGCTTTGAATGAAGCATTCTTACCAACAGCGCAATTAAGAAGTTCTGTTCTTTCTCATGCTGCTATGCTTGGGTATGAAACTCGTTCTAGAACTTCATCAAAAGCACTTGTAGAATTATCTTTAAACCTTACCAACGTTCCTGGTCGTCCAGTAACTATTGGAATCCCTAGAGGAACTCAATTTACAGGTTCGGTTGATGGCGTATCATATACATTTAGAACGCAAGAAGCATTTTCAGCAAGGGACAATGGTTCAGGAACATACGACTTTAGGACTAGTGCAGGATCAACGGATATCCCAATATTCGAAGGTATTCAAAAGACCAAAACATTTATCGTTGGTCAAAAGAATGAAAGGCAAATATATATCGTTCCTGATGAGACAATGGACAAGTCTACAGCACGTGTTTTAGTTTATGATAGTCTCACTTCAAATACATTTACAGAATATACACCTCTTTCTACTGCTGTAAGGATTGATTCAGAAACAACATACTACAGCATCCACGAAGCACCAAACGGTACATTTGAAATTAACTTTGGCGATGGTACTTCTTTTGGTAAATCACCAGACCCAGGACAAAAGATTGTTGTAACATACCTGTCATCTAAGGGATCAGTCGCAAACGGTGCAACTTCATTTACTGCTGATTCTCAAGTTTCAGTAAATGGTGTACAATATGTTTTGTCAGCAGTTTTAGCTTCTGAATCTTCTGGTGGTTTAGAAAAACAATCAATTGAGTCTATTCGCCAACTTGCTCCTATCGCTTTTGCTGCCCAGCAAAGGTTGGTGACATCTTTAGATTATAAAGCAATCATTGATACTAATTTTTCTACAGTAAAGGAATCAGCAGTTTGGTCTGGTGATCAAAATGTACCGATAGATTATGGTGCAGTTTATATTTCCTTGAACTTTACTACAGGAACTCCTGCTGCAACTAAACAGCAAGTACAAGATCAAATTAGAGCAAACTATGTGAAGAACCTTTCTACTATGTCGATGACACCAAAGTTTGTAGAACCAAAAGACGTTTTCTTAATCTTGACAACTCAATTTAACTTTGATCCTGCCCTTACAGGACTATCAAGTCAAACTCAGGAAAGCAACATACAAAAATATATCAGGAATTATTTTTTGAGGAACTTAGAGTCTTTTGATAAAACTTTCAGAAAGAGTAATCTATTAACAGAAATTGACGCATTAGGAAAAGCAGTGCTGAATACTAAAATTGGCGTAAAGGTTCAAATGCATGAATTGATAGTTCCTGCTGACTTAAATACATTTGAAGTTCAGTTCCCTTGTGATATTGCTGACCCAGATGACGTATTCAATCGGATTATTACAGACGCATTTGAATTCCAAGGAACGGTTGCTGTTGTTAAAAATAGATTAAGTTCAAATCAACTCGCTGTCTTTGATTTAGATGATAACATATTGGTTGATAATGTAGGAAATTATGATGTTTCTTCGGGTAAAGTTTCTTTTGTAGGATTTTCACCAACTAGATTATTAAGTGGGTCAAATGAAATAAAGATAACTGTTGTCCCAGCAGATGATTCTAGCATTAAACCATTAAGGAATTACATATTAAAATTATCAACAGAAACATCTTCTGCTTCCGCTGTTCTTGACAGACAGACTGCAACACTTGAAGTGAACTAATGGCTTATTCACCAAATAATTCAGAAACCCTGAAAGACTATAATAGACTTCCTGTAAATCTCAGAAAGAGTTTGATACAAGAAGTTTTGCCAGAATACTTTCAAGAAGATTATCCAAATCTTATTGCGTTCTTAGAAGGATACTATGATTATTTAGATTCTGATGGACAATGGGGTGGGATTATAAATGAGATTTCTGCAGTTAGAGACTTTGAAGATACTGAATTAGAAAGACTTGATTTTCTTTTTGATGAAGTTGGTCTCGGTGTTGGGCAATCTGTTTTCAAATTTCCTAGAGAAGTTATTAGGAACTTTGGTAATTTTTTCAGAGTAAAAGGTTCTGAATATTCTGGATATGGTTTCTTTAGATCTTTTTTCAATGAAGAAGACGTTGAAATAATTTATCCTAAAAAAGATTTGATCTATGTTGGTATGGATGAGATTGGAACTGAGTTTGGTAAAAGGATCCATGACGGTAAAATCTATCAGGTCTTTTCTTTGTTGGTCAGTTCTCCTTTCCCGATCCATGTTTGGGAAACTTTATGGAGAAGGTATGTACACCCATCAGGTTATCATTTAGCAGCAGAAGTTGTAATTTTATCTAATGTACCAGTTGGTGTAACGACAGAAGAGTCACTTCCAATACTTGATCCTCGTGAGAAAGTACACTCACATGCTGAGATGGTATATGGTAGAACAGAAGGTGAAGTCACTGGTATCTATGCTGATAATGATGATAAAACAGGTTATGTTGTTGCTGGATATGTCAATCCTAATTACTTCAATATCATTGAAGATGATGAAGATCATGCACCAGAAAGACTTAGTGTTTACAAGACACCTGAGAACTTTGGTCTATCAGAAACTATCCGTTACGTGGATTCAAACTTTGCGGACGTGGATCATTGGGCAGGTTTCCATCTTACTTACGACGATACGTTCACGAAGTTCTCAAGCACTTCACCATTTACAACGTTCGATGGAACATATCATATTAAAGCATCTGACAGTGATGGTCCAGTAAGTCTGTATAACTATTATAAATAGTCGTATTAAATAAGGAATTTAGAAATGGCAAGACAAATTATAGCAGTCGGTAGTGCAGGAAACGACGGAACAGGAGATACCCTGCGTTCTGGTGCTATTAAGATGAACCAAAATTTTGCAGAGGTGTATTCAGACCTTGCTTCTATAGGTTTATTAGTTAATGATTCAGTCGGTGGATTGAATCTTGAAGGTATTTCCTTTGACCAAAGAAGTGTTGTATTTATCGGAGCAGATAGTGCTAACTCCACACCAAGCGATACCAATGAAACATTCTTGCGTGCTGTAGAGCCAACCAAAGACAACATTATCACCTTGCCAGATAGTACAGGCACAGTTGCACTTCTAGCAGACATTGCTGCCAGTCCAAATATTTTAGATTCTGCTGCTATTTTAGCGTTCTCTGCTGACTTTGATTCTGCTAAAACCATAACTCTTATCAACGAAAACTCAATAGATTCTACTGGTGTAATCGGTTTAATTGATACAGATTACATTAGAAACAGAGCTCTTGGTGGATTAGACTCTGGATTGACACGTCAAGAAATTGATGAATATGTCACCAAAAGTTATTTGGTAACAAATAATCTAGTGTTAGATTCAGGACTTGTAAGCGATATTATCACTGAAAAAAATCTATTTGATTCAGCAATATTTAATAGTCTTAGTGAGGCACTTGAAGCTTCTTTGATTCCAGATACTCATAATTCTAGAGGAATCGGTACTAATACAAAAAGATTTGCAAATTTGTTTATTCAAGATGCCATAGAATTAGATAGTGCAAGATTAGTATACAGTAACACTTTTAATTCAATGACATTAGAAAATGTATCTACTTTTAGATTGAAAAACAACACCGATAGTGCAAACATTAGTATAACTGGAACTCATGTTATTTTGCCAGCAGGTACAACTATTGGTGGACACCCAGTCGACTCAGAAACATTCATGTCAATAACTGAACTCAAAACAGAGGTCGCGGCAAGTGCTGATTTCGCAGCATTCAAAACTAGAATAGGAAACTTATAGGATTAAATCATGCCAGCAATTATCACAAGACAACTAAGGAAAATCCTAGCAAGAAACTTCTTTGACGGTTTCAACTTAAATAGCAACAATTATTATGTTGGTATCGGTAGACCTGAACAGTGGGATTCATCAGACAATGTTCCTGTACCGGAAGATACTATTACTGATATTCGTCAAGTGCGTGATCAGTTAATTTCTGTCAAAAAGGTGCAGGCAGTATCACAGGTTGTTCCTCGGAACAACTGGGCAAGTGGTACGATCTATTCACAATACGATGATTTGATTTCAGGTTATCCAGTTCAACCTTAC